AGGGTTCGACTACTGACAATGCCGCGAATTTGCCCGAAGAGTACCTACGGGATATGAATGCAATGCCAGAAGAGTGGAAAAAGCGGTATATGACGGGTTCGTGGGATGAAGTTGGTGGTCTTGTATACGATGAATTCGGTCCCAATCACCTAAGTGAGAAGGTTTTCGTCAACGGCAAGTGGCAATACGAAATTCCGTCCAACTGGTATCGTTATCGAGCTATTGATCACGGAATGAGGAACCCCACAGCTGCAGTTTTCGTGGCTGTAAGCCCTTCAGGAACCTTTTACATCTATGATGAGTACTATAGACCGGGGTTGGCCCAAGTACACGCTGAAAATATCTCAAAGATGCATCCCACCGACAGGTTTGTGTATACACTCATCGACCCATCAGCCTTTAACAAAGATTCCACGTCAGGTGAGAGCCCTGCCCATCAATATTACGACAAGGGAGTCAATGTAGTTAAGGCTCCAAGTAACGCAGTGAGTGGGGTCGTCGTTGTAAAGAAGTATTTACAGCAAATTGATGCGGAAACGGGTAAGCCCAGGATTCTTATCAACCCAGCACGTTGTCCCAACCTTGTGCGGGAGATGAAACAGTATATCTGGGACGAAGTTTCGCCTTCCCGTCGGGCAGTACGCAATGAACCCGAAAAACCCCGTAAATTGAACGATCATATCCTTGATGCACTAAAATACCTTATAGTCTCGAGCCCACCACCCACACCAATGCCTAAGATTCCAGATTCACGGGCAGTGATGACTGCAAAGAAACAATATGAGACCCTCTGGGAAGTATAATCCGCAAGAACCGGATTTTGACGAGACAGTTTACGGATTCTTGGTGACAGCTGTGATTAAACAGGCTGCACAAGACACTGTACCACTGTTTCGTGAGGATAGTGCACAAAAAGACGTACAAAGCGGTATAGATGCACTTATGTTCTTCTATTCCGATTTTTACGACCAAATTTGTCAAGCATTGCGGATAAATCCTTGGACCGTACGAGAGGGAGTCATTAAACGGGCCAGGTATGCTGCATGTTTACCATAGAGGTAGCTATAGTCGTACTTGTACTCGTTGTTGGCGTCTATATCGATTACCGTCTTCTTGTAACGGAGAAACAACTAGGCCTAAAGATCCATAACATGGCCAACCTACTTGTCCAGCTCATCGAGAAGGTAGAAAACAAAGAAACACAGCAAGTAGATACGCAACCCTCGCCTCTTGTAAGACAACCTTCGTTAATGTCAGACGAAGTGGAGATGGCCCTTTATCAAGCCCGAAAAAAAGCAAATAAGGGTTATCTTGATGAGTGGCCCACAGCATAGGGGAAAAGTTTATGAGTACACGCCGTATTGTTGCTTCGATTCTTGGCTTTGTATTTGCTGTAGGAGGCTCTTGGGGCACAATGTCATACCTCCGAATGCCTAATCTCAAGAATGCCAAAATTCTACGTGCAATCCCGCTTGAACAGTGCACAAATGGTTCGCGTATCTGGATTGTTGGATACAATGCGGATGCAGATCCTAGAACGCTAGAGTATACTGCTCTTTTCGGTGACGACAATAACAGGGCTCCATACGCTGTACTAAAACGAAAAGGTACTATCATTCTTTTGGACCGCAATCGAAACGGCTGGGTAGATTCGTGGGTCCGTGTTAAGACGATTAAATTAACGGCCTGTGAGTTTGTCGGACTCGAAAGTAAGCCAGTCCAAAATCTCTAATCTGCAGGATATACTGTGGCCGACGAAAAACAAAAACAAAAACAACCGCAAAACGATACGGAGCTTTTATCAGAGCTCAAAGAAAAGTTTACACGTGCAGAAACAGCGCGTAAACCCTTTGAGACCCAGTGGAAGCTTAACCTTTATTGGCTGGTCGGCCGACAATATACAGTTATTCATGATTACCAGAGTCGGGTGGTGGAACCCAAAGCTCCACCCTGGCGAGTACGGCTGGTAGCCAATCGTATTCTACCAATCTGGCGTGGTTCGCTTGGACGCCTTCTGAAGACACGGCCCATCCCTGATGTTATCCCATCCACTGGTGAAGAGGAAGATGTTCTAACAGCTAAGGTAGCCGATAAGGTAATTAAGTATGTCTGGTACAATCGAGGACTAGAAGGACAGAAAAGTATTGAACTGTACGGCTGGATGCTCGCTTGTGGTTCTTCCTTCCTGATGCCTCATTGGGATCCAGAAGCAGGTGAAATGGCACCGGTTGAAGAGCCTTTGGACGAAGATCCAGATGGTGATGAGGAAGCCATTGATGAAGTTGTCGAAGAGCTTGGGGGCGAGAAAGTAGAGAAAGAGCCCCGAATGGAACCCATCGGAGATATCATGGTCTCGGTGGTTTCCCCCTTTGAGGTCTTTCCCGAGAACGGTATCCATAGTCTCGACGAGATGTCCTGGGTATTCGTAGCTCGTTCGGTCCCAGTAAAGGATCTAAAATCTCGGTACCCTTTGCATGCTGACGACATTCATGAAGAAGAGGGGCTAGAGAATATCGAGTGGCCCTTCGGCAGTCCAGCAAGCCCCACCTCATATAACGAGAACCTGACCCCCTCACAGGAATCCAGAAAGGGTGTAGCAAGAATTGTAGAGTACTTCCAAAAACCCTCCTCAGACTTTCCTAAGGGGCGACACGTTGTTTATGTAGGGGATACGCTGATCAAGCGTATGGATAAGTTACCGTTTAATCATAAGCGTATTCCTATAGTCAAGTTTGACAACATCATCTACCCCGGCAGGTTCTGGGGCGGATCTGTCATTGAACAACTGATCCCCCTTCAGCGGGAATATAATAGGGCCCGTAGCATGCTCATCGAGACCCGTAATATGATGAGTCGGCCTAAGCTCTTAATCCCGATCCAGGCTGGAGTAGCTGAAGATCAGTGGACTACGGAACCTGGGGAGAAGATCTTTTACAACCCAATTGGTGGGGGCAGACCTGAGCCTTGGGTCCCACCGCCAGTCCCTGGGTATGTTCTACAGGAATTAGATCGTATTGAACAGGACATGATGGAAGTGGCAAGCCACCACTGGGCAACCCGGGGACTTAACCCGCCCGGTGTTCGTACTGCCGCTGGTATCGCTATGCTACAAGAGGCAGATGATACTCCCTTCGGTCCTGTTCTTCTGTGGAACGAGAGTTCATGGCGTCAGGTAGCTGAACAGATTGTAGAGCTTGCAAAAGAATTCTATGGTGAGCCTCGTCAAGTCTACATGCACGTAGGGAACGAGGCAGAAATTGCTGAGTTTAATGCTGAGAGCCTACAGGGTCGTTATCGTATTCGTGTAGACGTAGGGTCGTCACTGCCTATGTCTAAGGCAGCTAGGATTCAGTTTGGATTAGAGTTACTGGACCGGGGTGCCTTCCGAGACGCTAACAATAAGATTAACGAATCCAAGTTCTTCGAGTTCCTTGAAATGAATAGTGCCGTTGAAATCGTAAACGAGGATGGTATTGATATTCGTATCGCCCGTCTTGAGAATGTAGATATGCGCGATAGGCAACGTGACTTTGAAGCAGGCGAATACGATAATCACACAGTGCATCTCATGTACCACAAGAAGTTCATGAAGGAATTGAATATGGAAAACCCTGGGCATCCCGCGGTTCAACTCTTGAATGATCACATTAAACAGCACGAACTGCGTATGCGGCAACTACAGTTGAAACAAGCCGAAGAGCAAATTCAGTTACAGGCTGCTGTCGAAGAGATTAAGAATGCAGTACGGACTGAATTAACACAAAACCAGCCGACACCACCGCAACAGCCGGGTGCTCCCACACAACCAGGGATGGAACCGGCACAACCCGGTCCTCCACAGGGTCCTGATATGGCACCACAGGGTCCAGTCCCACCAGGACCAGCCACCGGCGCTGCTCCTCCTCCAGCTGATATGGCAGCAATGCAAGCAGCAATGGAACAAATGTCACAACAACCTCCCGTGCAGTAAGAAGGAGCAAACAAATGGCTGGCATGAACCCACT